TGATTAAAAGGCTTTTATCTGTAAAATTTGTGGAAATAAAAAATCCTGTCGAGTATGACAGGATTCTTTTAGTTTGTGAGCGCGGGTGGGCTCGAACCACCGACCCTTTGCTTAAAAGACAAATTTATTGATTAAAATATTGCAAAAATTGAGCGTTTTTGGGGAATTTTTGCACTGAATTGTTTAAAAAAATGTAAATTCGGGGACATTTCGGGGACAGTTTTTTTATAAAAAAAGTCCGCTCGAAAGCGGACTTAATTTAATAACTTTTTACATCGAGAGTATTTCTTGTTTCCTGTTTTTTAATAGTGGCATTAGATTTTTTTGTTCTTTTTCTGTGAGTGATGTATAATAATCTTTGAGTTCTTCAAGTGTGTTAATAGAATTTATTTCTTCTGTGTAGTTTCGCTCAATTGGATTTGATATTGATTTTGCATTAAGATAAAATTTTATTTCCGTTTGTTCTTCTTCATTTACAAAATCTTCTAAATCTTGAGTGAATATATCACTTGCTGCAGTTGCGGTTAAGATTGCATCAACTAAACTTCTTTTTTTTGCCATTTTCAAAACAGTGTTATAATTATCACTAATATCTTGATTTTCTATTCTTTCTTGCCAAATCCAATCATTTCCTGATTTTCTCCATTTGCCTTTGCCTTCTTTTTTCAACTTTTCTGCTTCTAATTTTGAAGGTTTTATCTGTGAATCAATATATCTATAACGAAATTTACTTTCCATAGTAGAGCAAATACCAACACCTTGAGAAATTACTTTTTGTGATGCGATATGGGTTAAAGTTGTTATAACTTCATATTCTCGATGACCTTTTTCAAGTTCACGAATTTTTATTTCATAAGTAGGAGCTAAACGAAACATAAAGGCTAATTTTTCAGCACCAGGCTTTAATAAAACAAGTTTATCACCACAACCGGGAATTTTTCCATAATGTTCGTTTTCTTTCATTGCAGCTTTCATTAAATCTTGTATTTGTTCAATTTGATTTATTACATCAGTTGTTGAAAATTGAGCAGCAGAAAAATCTGCTGCTTTTACGATTGAATTATTTTTTGTTTTCATCTTAACATCTCCTAGTTATTTTATAATTAGGTTATTTTTTTCGATATAATTTACGCCGTCAGGAATTACACCAGTAGTTTTTATATAATCTTTTACTTTATTTTTTTGAATTTCGATTTTGATAGAAACCAAATCGGGAAATTGTTCAGCAAATTTTTTTTCGTCAATAAATGGATCAATTTCAATTGATATTGATTTACGCCAAGAAATTGTAAAATTAGGTTCGTTAAACTTCTCACCTTCAGCAAGATTTCTTTCAAGATATTTTTTGATAAAATTGATTTTGTTTTCAATTACTTTTTTCTTTTGCTGCAATAATTTAATTTCATTTACGATTGTGTCTATGAAATAATTTAAATCTTTATGCAGAAGAGCAAGAGCTTTGATTTTATCTTTGCGTTGTAATTCTAGGGTTTCAAGCTGCTTTTCAATCTCGGGGCTAATTTCTCCGGTTTCTGAGACATTATTTTCGATAATGTTTTCGATTTCATAATTAATTTCATAGAGTTTCATTTTAACATTCCTATTTAATTTGTAAATGAATTATTTAACAAAAAATTAATTGCTTTTTGTGCTAGAATGGCGCATTTAGGAACGAATGAAATATCGAGCTTTGCTTTATTGAGCCAAAAATCAATATAAGATGAAGTTTCTTCGACTGAATTTATGCCACATAAACCACACAAAAAAGAGCTGCCAAGTTCGGCGACAAGTTCTTCATGTGCGTATAAATGATAATCATCATCATTTTTTTTGAAGCGGTTTAATCTTCCTTCTTTACCTGTCCAGTGAATAAGTTCATGAAATAAAGAAGAGAAATATTTTTCTTCATTTACGAAATAGGAAACATTAGGTGTTGAAATAAAATCTTTTGTTACATTATAAAAACAACCTTGAGAGCTATTTTGAACAAAATTTATTTCATGATTACTTTTTATTTGATTTAAAATTTCTATTGGTTTTTTTAGCTGCGGGATAGGTGGCTCGAAATCTTCCAAATCTTCAACATTGAAAACATAAGAATATTTTAAATAAGGGAAGGTAATAATTTCATCTTCAGTTTTAATTTCATGGAGTTTATAAAAAATAATCAATCTTCCTTTGGAATTTTTCTTAATCTTTTTATTATGCTGCTGTGCTTGTAAAAAAGTGAAATAATTGGGAAATGCTACATTGTCAAAAGAGAGCAACAAAAAATTTATTCCGTTATAAATATGTTTTGAAAACATATTTTGAGGCAAACCATTTACCCAAGGTTTTTGCCAAGGCAAAACGCCTGATTTTATAGTATTTATAACCTTATTTGTAATATCATTAAAAAGATCTCTTTTGTTCATTTTGAAAATCTCCTTTTGTTGTTATACGCTAAAAAGCTATTAGTAAAAAGTTGTTGAACTTGATTATGAGGAAAGATCCAGCCAAGAAAGAATTTCAAACATTCATAATCAAAACTGTTAAACTTTTCTCCTAATAAAAACCGTAAAACTGTGTTTGCTACTTCTAATCTGTTGATTTTAATAGCAACCTTATAAAGTTTTTTCAGCATGTTTTTTTGTTCAATGAATTGATTATCCATATTACCTCCTATTTAATTATTAATGAAGCATGTTTTTTAATAAGAAAACTGGCAAACGACAAAGCAGAGGAAAGCGAACTAAAGCGCCAAGAAAGAAGTGAACCGGAACAAAACGGCAAAACATTGACAAAATAAGAGCCACGAAACGAAACAACACGAAACAAAAAAACACCTTTTTTTTCTGATAGATAAACTTTTTCCGAAGGAATGGATTTCCATTTCATAGCTATACTCCAATTATTTCAAAGCGAGACACAGACCGCCGCAAAAAAAAACAGGATTTTGCAGCCCTAAAGACGAAGTCAAATTATTAGATATGAATTGTAAGTCACATGGAAGTAATTATATGGTTAATGTCAGTTTAACATGATAGAAGCCGTGAAGGTGGTTGTCAAGGGCGAAGTTTTCCAATTTTTTTAGCGAGGAACGAGCGTTAAAAAAAAATTGAGAAAACGAGTTCATATACCCTTGACAACCAGTAACCTTCACGGCTTAAATTGTTCAAGGGCTGCAAAATCCGAACAAAAAAGGCGCAGGGAATCCATTCTTTTAGAATGAACGGAAGAATAAAAGAGCACTCACGATTAAAAAACAGTAGAAAGAAAGTTGCGAGTCTCAAAAACAAAAAAAGAGCGAAGCGTGGAAGTTACAAGTCAACATAAAAGTTTATGGTTCAGGTATGATAACAGCTATCAATAGAAGGTGATTCAGTATGCAAGACAGCCCTTTTTTTGTTTTTGTCAATGAGCAACGGACACTTTGAATAAACTTAGTCAAAAGACAGTCAGGGCGAGGGCGTGCTTTTTGCTTTCCAAAAACAATGACAGCACGGTTTTGGCTGGCGTTGTTTTTGTTAAATTAATTGCAAAAAGCATGACCGAGCCGTCAGTAAATTAAAACATTACGATTTTGTTGAAAAAGTAATGATTATGGGAATCCATTTCTTTGGAATAAGAAAAGATGATTAAAGCAACAGGAGAGCGAAGGCACACTTTTTTTAAATAACAAAATAAGATCGCAAATTTTTATTTTTTTCAATAATATTTAGCGAGGTTTTTATAGCTTTATCTTGCATTTGAAGATGCAAGTTAAAGCTTTCAATGCTGTTTGCAGTAAGTTATAAAAACCGTAAGCAAAAAATAAAAATAAAATTTTGCGATATTTTGTTAAGAAAAAGTGTGCCTGAGCGAATGTTTTGAATCTAATGAAAGTATATGAAAAAGTTTAAAAATTTCGAGCAAAATTACTTTTGAATGAGAGCGATAATTAAAAAAAGAAAAATGTATTTTACTAATATCAATTTTATGAGGTATAAAATGTTTAAGAAAAAATGTAATCAAAACTATTTAATAGTAATCTTTATTTATTTATTGACTGCAAATAATTTTATTTATGGACAGGAAAAAATAAAAAGTGAAGATGCCGGGAATTATTTAGGGAAAGAAGTAATTGTTGTTGGTGAATTAACACAAGTTGTAACTACAAGAAGTGGAACTACTTTTTTAAATATTGACGGGAAATATCCAAAAAATATATTTACTGCCGTGATATTCAAGGATTACAAAGATATTTTTAAGGATGTAAAAAAATTGGAAGCAAAGAAAGTTGAGATTAAGGGAAAAGTTAAAGAGTATAAAGTTATTTATGAAATAATATTAGAAAAAGAAGAGCAATTGAAAGAGTGTAAAGAATAATTAGTAATCAAAATTTATTTGTGATGATTTGAAAGGTTATTTAATATTTTGAGAATTTCTTTTGAAGAAGTAACGGTTGCAATATGTCCTTTCCAATTTAAGTGAAAATATTTTTCAGCTTTTGTAAAATTATTTTTTCGGGATGGTTGTTTAATTTCAAATAAGAAGTTAAGGTTGCGATAACCGACTAAAATGTCACCGCAACCTTTACCTAAACTTGATATGTCTAAAACAGAAATTTCAGGAATTTTTTTTAAATCTTTTACAATGTTTGCATGATTAAGATCTTTCTTTTTATAATAAGTTGACCAAGACATATAAAGTCAAAATAATTCGTAATTTTCGTCTAGCACATCGACTTTATAAACATTTTTAATTAAGTCTCTGACACTTATTTTTTCAATTGCAGCGAAAGCTTTTAATTCATCTGCAAAAGCAGAAAATCTACGATGCTTATAAACTTGCCACTCATCAAGATTCAAGGCGATATAGTAACCATTGTCATCACCAATAACTTTATGGCCGTTCTTTCTTGCTTCGTTTGCGAGCATTCTAATCTTGCGTTTGAAATCTGACAATTTAGAATTGTCGCCAAATTTAACTTGTAATTGTTCTGCAGTAATTGCATTTGCTTTACCATAATTCAAAAACTGCAGTAAAGTATAATATGTTTCAGCCATAATTCAACCAATTAAGAATTAGAAATTAGAAATTACGAATTAAGAACGTAATTTGGGTTGATATTCAATGTGTATGTGATCGATTTCATGAACAACATCGAAATTACTTCCGAGAGAAGTTCTTAATTCGTTTAACAAATGTTCCATATTTGCTGGAGGTATATTTGAAATCCGAATATCAATAGCATTACCACTATAATGTAATGAACTAAAAGAATGTTTGGAATCAGTAATTGAAGTAATTACTAATTCATAATTATTCTTTTGAAAAATTGAATTTATAATTATAATTCCGAGTAACATTTCAGAAGTGATTCCATGAAAGGTAACAGAGTTTTTTAGTTGCATAATTACTCCAATTAGGAATGAGGAATTTTTTTTAAATCATTTTTAATTAATGCAATATCAATATGGATTGATTCTAATTTCTCATTTATTGCATTAAAGCGATTAAGATAATTCAATTTAATTTGATTAATTGAATCATCATGTTTGTTTTGCTTTTTGTACAGCTCCAATAGAAACCATGAAATTGCTGTAATAAATAGTGTAAGGACTACAACTAAAATCTGAAAAATTAATTCTTCTTTTTGCATTAATTTATTATCTAAGTTTTAAAAATTCAGATGGATGTGTTAATGCAACTTTTTTATGCGTAAACAAAGAATATGCGATACCTAAAATCAATGAAACAAAAGCAGCAACAATTTCTTCAACGGAATTTTGAGAGATTCCTAAAGTAAATAGAACACCGGAACCAACTTTAAGAATCCATTGAACGATTTTAGCAACTAAATAATCTTTAATTGTGTTCCACATTTTAATTTCTCCTTCAAATTTGATTTGAAAAATTTTAGCAATTAGCCATTCAAAAAAATTTAAATCGGTATCGACCATTAATTTGTTTTTAGGAACATTTGAAAGAGTAACATTAGCGGATTGCTTTAACGAAGCAGCTGGCATTTTTTCCAACGGCTTTGGTCGAGTTTCATCAAGAGTAATTTTCAATTTAGATTTTTTTCTCATTTTGTTATCAGTTATTAGTTAAAAATTAAGTTACTAGTTACTAGTTACTAGTGATTAGTTACAAGATTATTGTAGTGAAATTTCTCCTGTTTTTATTACACCATTAGAATATTTCAGTTTTACTTTAAGTTTGTGATTTACTTCGTCGATATAAAACGAAACATCTTTGTTTTGTAAATAAGAATCAGATTGTGCAGTAGTTTGTAAAGGAAATTGAAAATGATTTGCAATTTTTTTCAAACCTGAGCCAAGAAAAATAAAAACTACACCGGTTACCCTATCAGTAATAGTATGTGGTGCAGATGAATTATCAATTAGAGTTGCAACGGTAGAATTAAAATCAATTGTAGGTTGTGCCTGGTCTCCGAGATAAATTTGAGGTGAATTTGCATCAGGAAGCAAGCCTTGTAAATATTGCATTGTATTTGCAATGTTTAGGCAGGCTTTACTACCATTTTGAATACCAAAGACTTGACGGCAACCTTCAAAAATCCAAGGGGTTGAAGACTTAGAATAATCAGGATGATAAGCATTGGATGGATAATAAACATTTTCAAGCGAGACATTGGAAGTACAATTAGGACCGAGATTAATTATGCCGTTCCAATAACCGGTTTTAGAATTAGAAGCAGTTAAAACACGAGAATAAGCATGAATTGCATCAATTCGTGCTTTGTATGAATCGACAAAGAAAGCGGAATACTTATAATAAGAAAAATCAATTACAATTGGATTTAGTATACATAAATTATTTAATCTAGAAGAACACAAAATATGGTCTGTGATACAAGTATTATCTTGCATGAATTTCCAACGATAAGCGTATTGCGAAGAATCATGATCCCATTCTTTAGCAAAATTATTCGATAAAATGTAAACGGATGTTGTGAAATTATTTGAGAAAGTTGCACTTAAACAAGAAGCTTGACCTGAAGTTACACCAACACCGGAGATTACAACTTGATTATTATTACGAACTTTTACACCGTCAAGTAAATTTGCAAGCCAAATTGATTTATCATTCTCAATAAAATTAGGGTCATCGGGATTTGCCCAAGTACCAAGCCAATGAAAATATATTGTTCCATTTGTTGAGGCAATAGAAATAACAGTACGAGAATCAGCATTTGTATAAGTACCTGGATGAACAAAAATTCGAACTTCGTGACCTAGTAAATCGGCAGGGAGTAAATCAAGGACTGCATTAAAAGTTTTCTTAGCATCTTTTAATGTTAAACCTGAATTATTGTCATTTCCATTTTCAGCATCAACGAAATAAACAAAACCTTTAGCTCCCCAAGGGAATGTAGTCATTTTATCATTAGGAAAAGAAATTAAATTTTCTGGATTAACTTTTTTATGTTTCAAGAACATATTTACTTTTTTCATAGTATCACCTTAAAATTATTTAAGCAAAACACGAATTAGCTGCAATGAGCCGGTAGCAGAATCAAGAGAATAACCATTAATTATTTCATTAGAGGTAACAGGTTTTGCATAACCTGAAGCATCGGTGGTAATTGCGTCACCAACATTTACCGCGCTTGCAGTTTTAACAATTGCGACACCTGCAACCATAACAGGCATTTGATTTCCTTCGTTAGTATCTGCAACAACTACACCGAGAGCTTTAGAATCTGCGGTAGGATAATTACCATCAAAGCCAACAAAAAGATTTTTCGCAAAAGATTGTTGAGCTTTAACAGAAATAATTAAAGTTGGATATTGAGTTAACATTTTATTTCTCCATCAATTATTTATAAAAATTAATTTTCTTCTGTTTTTGGATAAATTATTTCATCGGAAGTTGGTGGAGTTAAACGAGGTCTGCCGCGTTTGCGATAAAAAGTTTGTTCTGTGGATTCAATTTTTTTCACATTTGGAGGTAAAGGTAAATCATCAGGATATTCAATAACAGAACCTACAGGGAAAAGTTTGCCATGAAAAAATAAACTATGTTTAACAACGATTGCTTTCATAATGACTCCTGTTATGTTTTTAGTGAACAGTGAACAGTGAACAATGAACAGTTACTAGTGACTAGTGACCAGTGACCAGTGACCAGTGACCAGTGACTAGTGACTAGTGACTAGTTTTAATTTGTGTCTTTAATTAAAAATGCTGCATCTGGTCCGACAATCTTAGGAACGAAAATATCTGTGTTGCGAACAATAGAGACCTTACCACCTTCGGTATATTTATCAACAACAGGATAACCTATTTTTCTCAAAGTATAAGCGAAAGAAGGTTCATAAACATTTCTTGCAACATTTTCGTTTTGTTCTGGCACATAAGCAAGAATAACATTATCCTGCCAAACATCAACAAAGGCACCTGAATCATCAACAAAGACTGCTTTGCCAACATAAAGATTTGGGAAGTCAAGCAATTCGCGTAAGAGTTCTTCACTCATTACGGAATGTGCTGTATATTTAATTCTATCAAGAATCATCGGGTGATTTTTTAATGCTGCATAGGTACTTGCACCGAGAACAATAGTGTTTGGATAGCGAGCAATTTTAGAACGAATAGTTTCACGAGCTGCTTCAATAATAGCGAAAGGATTTGATGATTCATTTGTAAATTTATCTGCTGAAGATAGAACAGCAACAGAATTTGGGCTATAATTATTTTCGTCTTGAGAAAGGTCAGCAATTAATTTTTCAAGTCTAAGCTGAATACCTTCAGCAACAACAGTAGCGGCATGAAGTTCAAGATTTGCAATATCTTCTTCAATTTCTCTATAATCCATAGGATATTCAAGGTCGTGCTCGGTTAAAACATAATCAATCGAAGATCTTCCTTCCGGAGAAATACGATTAGATTTTGCTCTTATTGCTCTTTCGGTGTTATAAACACGAAAAGCTTCTGCATTAAATTGTGGAATTTTTCCACCTTCTTTTTTAACATAAACAACTGGGAAAAGATTTGTGCCGATGAAGTTTGCATTTGTGTAACCACGAGCAACATTGGTTAAGACTTCATCAACTACACGAAGAGATTCTAAGTGGTCCATGTTAACTCCCTTTTAATTTTTTAGTGACTAGTGACTAGTTATTAGTGACTAGTGACTAGTGACTAGTTAACAGTTACTAATTATTTGTTAATAATAAATGAGCAGCATGTAAATAGGATACTTTTTTTTCTTTCATTATTTGTAAAACTTTACGATGTATTTCACGAGATTTTTGGTCAACAATTGCAAAAGAAAAGGTTTCTTCTTCTTGGTTTTCAAAATCAGGTTTAGTTGCAAATTCTTGTAAAAGGTTTGAATTTGGTTTAGCGTCGAGGATAGCAATTAATTTTTCAAAAACGAGTTCAACGAATGTTGCAATATTTATTTCTTTATGCTGGATTGCATCGAATAATTCTTTAATTAATTTTGCTTGGGCAGGAATAATTTTATTTGATTTAATTAAATCAGCATTAATTTCATCAATTAAATCATCTGGCAAATTAGAAGTGAATTTATTTTCAAATACCATTTCCGAAGGAATGGATTCCCAAAATTCTAATTTAGAATCAGTAAAAGCATTATTTAAAAAATCAATTTTTTTTGTTAATTGATTTAATGTTTCTTCTATATTTGAAATTGTATTGAGAATCAAATTATGATTATTTTGTTCTTGGTGGTTAGAATTAGGTGCTTTTGTAAAATCAGGGAAATCATTTTCATCGGTATTCGTTTTTTCAATTAATTTAATATCATCATCAGAGAGTATAGGGACGGGGTTATTTTCGGAATGATTAATTAGAGCTGCGGCTTTTAATAAATCATTTTCAAATAAATCATAGGGGATTTGGCTAAATTGATTTTTTGCATTGTTAATTAAAATTGTTTTAGACTCATCATCTATTTTATTTTCTTCGGAATTGATTAATTCGTCTGCAAAACCATACTCAATTATTTCATTGCCAAATAAAAATGTTTCGGCATCCATTAATTTTTTTATTTCTTCAACATATCTTTTAGATTTGTTTGAATATGAGGTAACGAGTAAATTGGAAATTTTTTCAATGTAATCTGCATCATCACGCAATTTATTGTGGTCTCCAATCGAAACAAGCCAAGCATTGTGAAGCATATAAACTGAATTGGGATTAATTAAAACTTTATTTGCTGCGGTGGTAATAAAAGAAGCTGCTGAAGCTGCAAGGCCTAAAATTTCAATTGTAACAGGTTTAGAATGATTTTTAATCAAATTGTAAATTGCAATTGCCTCATAGACGCTACCACCTGGAGAATTAATTGTTAAGTAAATTTCCTTATCAGGATTTGCTAAAAGAAAATCTGATAAGTCTTTAGAGGTGAAATCAAAGCCGATAATACCGGAGATATTAAACTTTTCCATTGGAGTGCCCTAAATTGTTAAACAAAAAATAAATATATTTACTTATTTTTGCAATAGTCAAAAGAAAAAATTATTAAAAATAAGTAGTTTTATTAATGAGGAATTAAAAATTAGGAATTAGGAATTAGGAATTAGAGATTAAAAATGAGAGGTAGAAAAAGAAAAGAAGTAAGAAAAATTGGGATTGAGGAAATAATTACTGAAATGGCATCGATTGGAGCAACAAATAAGGAAATTGCTGAATTTATTGGGATTAGCGATGATACTTTGGTGAGGAATTATGAGAATTTTCTATTAAAAGGAAGGAGTAAACTTAAAATTAAACTTAGAAGAAAAATTATAGAAGTTGCATTAAGAGGAAATGTAGCGATGTTGATATTTTTAGCAAAGAATTTTTTACAAATGACAGATGAGGAAAAACAAAAGATTGAAGTCAGAATTAAAACCATTGACAAAATAGAAAATGTACAAAATTGATATAACCTATCATAAAAATCAAAATATAATTTTTAATCATCCGGCAAGGTTTAAGGTAGTTGCAAAAGGAAGGCGATTTGGATTAACAAGAGGGATGGTAAATTATATTTTACAAAGGATGTTTGAGAAAAAAATTTCAGTATTGTGGGTTGATACAATATATGCAAACATCGAAAGATATTATGAAAAATATTTTCTTCCTGTATTAAGAAATTTAGATAAAAGTCATTGGCAATGGAAAAGTATCAAGAATGTATTAAAAGTTGTAGAAAGTGATTGTGTATTTAGATCAGTTGACAAGCCGGAGAATATGGAAGGATTTGGATATAATTTAATAGTAATTAACGAAGCGGGAATAGTTTTGAAGAATAGGAAGCTGTGGGAAGAATCAATTCAACCGATGATATTGGATTTCAAAGCCGAAGTAATTATTGGTGGAACTCCAAAAGGGAAAATGCACAAGGGTCAAAAGCATTTATTTTATGAATTATTTGAGAAAGAAAAATTTAACAGCAATTATAAAAGTTTTCAATTTTCGACTTATGATAATCCATTATTGGATAAAGAAGAAATAGATAATCTTGTGAAAGAATTAAATGTAAATTTAAGAAGGCAAGAAATTTTCGGGGAGTTTATTGATTCGAGTTATGAAGGAATTATCAAACGAAATTGGTGGAAATATTTTAGGAAAAAAGATTTACTTACAAAGAAAAATTTTGGGATTTTTCAGAGTTGGGATACTGCGTTCAAGACAAATCAAGAGAATGATTATTCGGTATGCACAACTTGGCAAATTTCAGATGATGGTTTTTATTTGATTGATTTTTTTCAAGAGCGATTAGAATTTCCACAGCTTAAAAAGAAGGTGATAGAATTGGCGGAAAAATATAATGCGAATGAAATATTAATTGAGGATCATTCATCAGGTCAAAGTTTGATTCAAGAATTGAAATATCAAACGAGATTGCCTATTAAGGCAATAAAAAAAGACAAAGATAAAATTAGTTATGTTAATGCAATTACTCCCTTAATAGAAGATGGGAAAGTTTATTTGAATGAGGAATTAAATTTACAGAATTTAATTTCGGAATGTGAGGAGTTTCCAAATAGTGAGCATGATGATATTGTTGATTCTATTAGTCAATTTTTGAATTATGCGAGAAAAAAGAACAATGAGAGGTTAGAGTTAATTACGAAACGGATTGAAAGGAAAAGGTATTATTAGGAATTGAGGAGGTTAGAATGGGGAATTATGGGGGGGAGAATGTAGAATTAGGAATTAGGAATTAGGAATTAAGAAGTAAGAATTAAGAATTAAGAAGTAAGAAATAAGAAGTGAGAATTAGGAATTAGGAATTAGTTCCGAAGGAATGGATTCCCAGAAGTAGGGAAGAATAGTGGGGGTGGAAAGAGTGGGGTGGATTTTTAACGGCTGAGCGTATCTGAAGTTCTGCCGAAGGCAAGAAGCCAGATGTACTTTGTTAGGCGATGCGACCATCAAATTATGACCCCCCCTGCAAGTCTCTAAATAATTCATCTATCTTTGCCTTTTCTTCTTGAACTATCTGTAGATACCAACAATATTTGTTCTTAATGCAATCTTCAAGTATGTCTGCTGTGTAGAATATTTTAAAAGTGCGGGGTTTTATCAAGTCCTCTATTTCTCTTAACAAAGATTCTACATCATCTGGCTTTGACCACCAAGAAAACAAAATTCCAGCAATAGATTTTTCTTCCGTTCTATGGACCACCTCCGTTGCGAGAATCAAAGGCATGGACAACAAAAGGTCTCTTAATTGTTCAAGTGGTTTTTTGCCTTCCGTCCAGAGGGGCCAGTTCTTTGCTTCCCAAACATAGTATTTACCATCTTTTTCCATAAAACCATCAGGTGTGCAAAATTGTTTTTCCTTTTTGTATTTCTTAAGAATACCATTAAGTTTGGATACGGACTTACTATTCCCTTTAGCATATTTTACGTCTTTCCAGTATATCCTTGGTTTGCCGCCGAAGGCTCTGAAACCTTCTTTCTCCTTAAGCCATCTTGATACTATTTTTTCATAAAATTTGCCAAAGAGTGTAGCCTTAATAGGGTCATTTATTATTTCGTTAGCATTTTTCATCTTGATTTCTCTCCTAATTGGTCGTTTCGCCTAACGGCTGACGCATATCTGAAGCTCGCCTGAAGGACGAATTTGGGCGAAAGCTTAAGCTGAATCCAAATGCTTTCTGTAATACACCGCGCCTAACCTACTGTCATATTAAAATCCTTGAAAACATATCAAAACTTGCTTCAATTCTCCCTTGTCTTATTCCAACAAGGATGTTTCTTATTCGCTCTAATGGTATATGAGTAAAGTTTTCCCACTTCCGATAAGCACTTGGCTGAAATTTATTGAGTTTTTCAAAGCACTTGATGAGTTCGGGAATATCTTTAATACAGTGATAAGTGAATAATTGAGCCAGTGTTTCATGCAAAGGACTCGGGTAAACACCGCCATCTACCATCTTAAATGCACCAGTATTAAAGTTTTTCCCCTCTGCATCCCTTCCCAGATGAACAACAGCATGGGCAGATTCATGAAACTCCACAACCCTTCTTAAGGCTTCGACACTTACATTAAGCCTTCCTGCACAATCGTGAATTTCAGTCATGTAAAGTTTGATAAGCTGCTCGTCAGGGAAATATTCACCCAGTAATTTATCAATAGGAATTAACTCCCTATTTTCTTCCCTTTGGGGTTCTCTATTTTTACTTTTACGCATAAGGGTAAGAGGGGAAGGCTCATGCGTTTCAATTTGTTTCACTGCGTCTTTAAGGTGGAGTCCTATCTTCTCTGAAGTCGTTTGTAAGGCGCTGTAGGAAGCAATGGAAGAAGTTACAGCCCCTCTCTCTAAGCCTTCAAGCCATTCGAGAAAAGGATGCTTAGTTGGTACGGGCAAAGCTAAAGCTCCTTCAAAATAGAAATGTTTGTAGAGATATTCCATCTTTTCATAATAATAAAGCCTTACTGCCTCTCTGTATTTCAATGGAAGTTTAAGCCATAATTCTTTCCCGATAATCTCTACAGTGTCAGGTGAAGGATTTCTAAGGAACCAATTGAAAATCTCAACAAATTTCTTTGAATATTTATCCGGATTGTCCCTCAACGCCAAAATAATTCTTCGGAGTATATTTGGACGATGTTTCAGCGGAGACAAAAGAGCGTAAATACCGGTCGTTTCTTTTTTGAGCAACATATCTACAAAATTAAATAGGTCATCCTCATCAGTTAAATAGGAAATAATGGCCACAGCACCCTCTAAACCCTCCCAATCATCAGCCTTGTTAAGTTCAATAAAACTTTTTGTAAATTCAATAATATCAGTCTTCCGGTAGTTAGCTATATCACTCCTCTTTTTCAGAATAGGTATTATAGACCACTTATTTTCTTCCGTCCGAATAAACCAATCTCTTTCATCTTTCTTAGATTTTGGTGGAACCTCAAAGGGTTTTATCCAGACCTCTGGGTCCTCCTCTTTCTTAAGCATTTCGTAGATGATTTCTGCAGCTTCTTTGTTTCCTTCGGATGCCATTTTAGTTAACTTTTCAGCTGCTTTTAATCTTTCGCCCTTATTAGTGTTATTAAGCAACTTGTCTCTTAAATCGTTAATTTCATTCATAGGCAATCTCCTCTTTTATAAGGATTGGTATGGCGTATAACGTCCGAGCAACCACGTAGTGCCGCCACGAGCTATAAACGACAAAGTTTCTCTGCGAAGTGGCGGCATTGAGTGAGCACAATAATTTCGCCTCTAATGTGCAAACGTCGTGGTTGCAATTGTTAGGCGAAATTCGCATGTAGCCTTACCTCAGTTTTCCTAACTGAATGCTAAGTAGCGCTCCAATAAACGATTTCTCTTTATTCAGATTTGCAAATCCATAAAAACCAATTCCAAAAAAGTCTAGTGGTGTCCAAAAAAGCTGGCCTTCAACTGGAATTCCAACAGTAATGAAGTTATTCTCCTCATAGTAACTTGTCCCAAACCATTCTCCACTACTACTGAGGTATCTACCACGCCGAACACCACCGACAATGCTAATTCCAGTAGAAATTGAAGCAAAACCATAAGATGCTTTTGCGATTCTTCCATAAAGAACTCCAAAATCCCAGACCGTTTCAGAAGGTGAATTTTCTCCTAAGATCTGTAATTCTTCATTGCGAAGATATCGAAAAGAGAAAAGGTTTTTGCCACTTTGGTAACATAAACTCCCCCCGAACGACGGCGCACCTGGATCCGAACCAAGTCCGCCATGGACTGAACTGGCACCAAGCCCACCATTGACCCAGAAGAACTGCGCGCTGCTGTCGGGAGAGATATCTTGCCCGTAGACAAAAGAGCCTCCACTGGTAAACATAGATCCGACGAAACCAGCACACAGTAGAAAGTAGTATCGAGTTTTCAGCATACAACGACCTCCTTTTAGCGAATTTCGCCTAACGTCACGCCGCACTACGCAGCGGTTTTTGGTGCTATGAAAGATTTCCATCGCTTGAAATTCGCAAACCAACACGCACCAAAAACCGTTGAGCGACCTCTATAATCCTTTTCAAAAGAGGGAGCGTCGTAGTGCGGCGTGTTAGCTGAAGCCACTACACTATTGTATGTCAGCCTTCGCAAGCTTCCGCACCCACCTCCAGTGCGTTACAAACAGCACGATGCATATCACGAGAAGTATGGCGTCTATAACAATCGTGCGATTCGATTCGTGTTGTACACTCTGAATCTTATCGTTCTTCGCCGCCTCGTACATTGCGCGCAACGTCTGATCATCAGGAATGCACGTCTTTGCTGCCTCACCTTCTTTGGGAGTTGATTTGAGAATATCCGCTTTGTAATTGTCAAAGGAGGCGAGACTCGGGGAACCAGGTGGTGTCCACCCGGAATGTAATGGATCACCAAGATCGAGGATCGCGGAGACAAGTGTAGACACACATATCAGGGTCGTGATAACGGCGACCAAACATACTAAGTAGCCGTAGAGTTGAGCCATTCTTTGAGGCTTTTCCATGATTGCACCTTTCTGGTTGTGGTGGTTTCAGCTAACAAAATTCTTTACGCAATACAGAACAATTTACTACGAAATAACAACAAATATTAAGTTTTTGCTAAAATATTTTTTGTTTGTTTAACTTAATTGGAAATTCATAAAATGTCAAGATAGTTAGGCGAAGGCGGGATTTGTAGATGAGAATAACTGTGGGAATTAGAAAATAGAATAAAGGATTAAAAGTTAAGAATTAAGAATTGATGTTTGTTGATGAAAATAAGATAATTAATAAATAATTAGTAAAAAATTATTTAATGACCTGCAATTATAGATGTTTTAATTGAGTATAATCACTGTTCGTTTAAGACATTAATTAAACTGCATCCATTTACATTGCAATTAATTTTATAGTTACAATTTATTAATGCAACCGTACAATATAAATTATTATTCTGCACACAAGTCCTCATAAAATCATTTCCATTTATGTTTCTAATAAATCCAATTGGACAAATATCACAGTTGTTATTTTTACACATTCTTGGGACAAAGTCAAATGTAATGTCAAATTGTTCCGGATAGCAACCATTTAATTCATTTCTATGATTTTCAAAATATTCTCGAAGGATTATATTTAACTTTTTATTAGAATTAATATAGTCTGTGTTTTGAAGAATACAATTTCTAAATATTGGATTATCATTCCAAACATCGCCTGGTAATTCAAGTTGTTGAAGTGAATTTTCTTTAAATAAATTATTAAATAAATTATTTATAATTTGTTGGTTAGCGTTTGCATTTTGTAAAGATTGTTCAAAATATTCTCTTAAAGATTGTTTAAAATATTCTCTATATAAATGCGATTTTAAAAAGTCTCTTAAACTGCACCAAGCTCTTTTTTGTTTGTAGATAGTTTTGTTTCTTAAAAATATATTGTAATTATTGTTAAATTCATTATGATCATTAAGTATTCCCAAAACTTCTTCAGTTCTAATACGGGCATTTTGAATGTTATGTTCAAAATTTTGTAAATCAACGTTATTTGGTTGGCCAATCTTATAATAAGTAAGAAGATAAAGAGAGAAAAGAAGTCTTTTTATGTAGTCATTGTGGTGTATTTGTATATTAAGTTGTTGTAAAATATATTGAGTCAATGAGTAATTAAAATATTGCAAGATATCAAATGTATACAGAATTGATAAATAATCAGATGAATAATATCTAGAAATAAAAGTAACCTGTTGATTGTGATTAAAACCATAAGATAATAAAATTTGATTATTATTCACTTGTGAATGACTTTTAAATACATATTTACCATTTTCTTCTAATCTAAAGAAGGATAACTCATTTTGAGGGTTTAAATAATTATAATAATCATTATTATTGTTTTTTATTGTATCGACTAATTCTGAAAAAATAAAACCACCAATATCCCAAATTCTTTTATAATCCATCTGTCTATCAGTTATATAGCATAACCAATGAGTTAATAATTTAGAATCATTACTTATATTTTCATTAAAAACATTAAGAAGGTTATAATTGGTTCGAGAATTCCAACGTGCACGGTCGTAAAATGACATGATTTTAAATATTCTATTTAACATATGTATACCCTTTAAATATTATTTTGACAAAAAAAATTTTTATATGTAATAGCGATTATAATAAGTTATTGATAAAGAATTTTATTTAATTAAACTTAATTGGAAATTAATAAAATATCAAGATAGTTAGGCGAAGGCGGGATTTTTGCTTCACAAAAACAATGACAGCACGGTTTTTTGCTGGCGTTGTTTTTGTCTATTTAATAGCAAAAAGCATGACTGAGCCTTTGAGTCAATTGATAGTGCTTAATGTAAAAAAAATGATGGAAGATAAAATTATATGATTGATTGAGAGCGAGGTGGGTAGGAATGCAAGCGAAGAAAATAAAACTAAGTTTACAAAAAGGGGTTGCTTTTCAACCGTCCGCCCCCGCTTGGTGATACCAAATTGAAAAGCTACAGTCAATAATTTTATAATTTTATTTAATAGAACAATACCAAACAACAACACTTAATTTTTTTACCAAACCTCTAAATTCAAATAATGCAATAATGAAAACACAGTCGGGTGGAAAAGTTTGTTAGGCAATTTTTATTAAAAACCTATTGAATATTTTTATTCTTAAATACATGCATTGATTTAATAAAATTACTTATTTCATAGGTATTATGTTCAATGGAAACAAAACAGGATATTAATTGACCAACACACACAACAAGAATACCATTAATAAAAATAACTATTCCACTAATAATTATAATAATGTCACTTAAACTAATATCATTTGTTCTAAAAGTCTGAACTAAGCTTATAAAAATAAAAATTGCAGAAGCAACAACTATAATCCAACCAAAGAAATAAATTAATTTTCCTAAAATTAAAAGAGTTTTAAAACGTAATCTGGATGAATAGGGCTCTTTAATATTAACAAAAAATTTTACATCACATTTTTCGAAAAATGATTGTGGATTTTTGCGAACATTCAATTTTATTTTTGAGCAATAACCACTATTTGGATAAAAGTGCATACATAATTTGCATACACTTTCAAAGCTGTTAGAACCTGTCGTGTTATCCAAAGGAATTCTCCTTTTTGAAATAGCAAATATTATTTTATTAAAGAATAAGCAAATAAAATAATAATCTATTACCTAACGACGTTGCCGATAAGCAGCGCCCCATAACAAGGCTGCCGAACTATACCAACAACTTTTATTTATTAAATATTTTATTTAACAGAACGACTTTGAACAAGAAACTTTATACGCTACTACAAAGCCAATAATTACAAAAATGCCGCACTGAAAACCGCTGTTCGGTTGAGCGGCAGGTTAGGTGCGCTTGGGGAACAGTTCTCATTATTCGCTTATAATATTTTATTTTTTCCATTCTGAATTATCAAATGAATACATAAATACTTCCCAATCGTAATCCTTGTAATCTTCTGTTAAAATTAAGTGCAACAGATTTCTATAGCGAAGCATATCTTTTCCTAAATCTCTAAAATCAAAAACAAGTTTACCACTTTTGATATACTCTATTTCAGCTTTAATTGCATCCTTAATATGAACCATAACTTCATCTCTTGTAAAACCCTTTCCATTTGTATAATCATAAGTGTCCACATTCATAAATGCTGACGTTTTATATCTATATGGAAGTATTGTGAGCTTATATTTTGGAAATAGAGTTCCCGTTTCTTTTTTGGTATTAATTGGAGTTATAATTCGCTCTTGCTCAGGCTGGTCAATTCCAAAACCATATTGACAGACAGCAGAAAAATTTGTTAAACCAATAATCGCAACACTTATTATATGATAACCACTTTTTGCGGCATCGATAATATTAAATTCATTATCCTCTAAGAGTGATTCATAAGGAAGCCTTTGTATGACGTTAAAATCATAACTATCAATAATTGATCTCTTTTTATTTGGTTCATAGTGTTTTATCAAATGGAGTTTCATATATATTCCTTCTACCTTTGATGAAATCTTGGCCTTTAAAGATTTTGTATATTAATAAACTTTTACTTTCAATAGCACTTAACTATTAATTAATTTGCTCAGATTTATTATTTAAGAAATGAAAAACTGTTTTCAGTTGCATTTAATTTTTCAAATCAACTTAATAAATTTTTATTTTTTTTCAGAAGCCCTCTGAACAGTAATAAAACCAAATGGAGTATTGGCTTATCACTTATTTTAAATTAATTTTTTTGAGTATTTGTGTCAATAAAAATTTTGTGATAATGAATAATGTAGAATGTAGAATTATAGAATATAGAATATAGAATATAGAATATAGAATGTAGAATGGATAATTGATAATTGAAAAATCATTTTACATTAGCTCGAAATCATTGTCGTTCAAGTTATATCGTTTTTTGAAATATTCTTTTGTGAATTTGATTCCCATTTCTGAAAGTATTTTGTCTCTGTTTTCACTTGCGTTGATTATGCTTTCTTTTTTGTTCAACTTGAATTTTATTTGTTCATCTTTACCATAATTAATTTGCATATAAAATTTTATTAAAGTATTAAATGCACCTTCAACTAATTTTTTATCGCTCAATCCAAGATATTCCAACATCTCTTTATGAACTTCTGCTGCTTTGTAACTACCGCTTCGTTCTACTTCAATGGTTAATGTTTCACCTAATACAGCTTTTGAAATTTCTTTG